GCAAGCTCAGCTTGCGCGATGAACTTGTCATGAGCCTCCTTAGCAACCATGCCCTTGTACTTTTCGTTCTCTGCCAACAGTGCGTCGTTCTGGGTGGTCAAGTCCTGGATCCTCTGCAGCCGTACTGTTTGGGAGCGTGTATGTGCTCCTGCTACGTCGGTTAGTCCATAAATCACCTTGTTAGCAGTATTCATCAGAGTCTTCATATTCGTCTTGATGTCGTCAATGCAGAGCGTTGTGCTGTCCATTCTTGCTACTCCGTCCCGGACGTGCGCGATTTCCGTTTTTCCTCGCATCCTAGTAATGCTCGGTGCAGCCGTGTTTGACCGTCTCCGTACAGTCTACAACAAGGAACATCCCCACGAACGACCAATTGGGAAGGGATCGGCTGGACCCACATGGGCCGAGATTCGGAAGCGCCTGCACTCCAAGTGCTCTACGGGCACACCGTCCTGCATTGTGTCGGCCATGATGAAGCGCCCGAAGGCCCCCGAGTCATGGGGTAAGAAGAGGACAGAGTGGCTGAGCTCAGATGACATTGACAAGGTGGAGAAGCAGTACCAGACTCTGTTCGAGGACTACCACTTTGTTGGGTGTGTACCCATTGACTTTGGCAGGAAGTCAGAGCTTGGTGAGTGCATCGTGTCAGCTCTTTGCTCCCTGAAGCTCACCAGCCTTGCGAAGAGGGGTAAGCACCGCATTGGCATCGTCTTCAACACAGATACATCCGATGGCCCCGGGCAGCACTGGATTGCGGCGTTCTGCGATATTCGCCCCGAGCTAGAGTACCCGAGGATGACCTACTTTGACTCGTACGCCCATACCCCTGAGCCCGAGATCCAAGAGCTGATGAAGCGGTGGAAGTCGCAGTGGGACGCCACAGGGATGCACAAGCAGCCGATGGAACTGTCATACAACCATGTGAGGCACCAGCGCAAGGATTCGGAGTGTGGGATGTACTGCCTGTACTTCCATTATGCGTGCCTGTTGGACATCCCGATGAATGTGACAATCCCTGACGATGAGATGAACGCCTTTCGCGATTTGCTGTTTGACATGCCTGAAAAATAAGAACAATGAAAGACAATATGGAGGCCGTCCTCATTTTACTCCTTCTCGCAGCAATAGTCTACATGGTACTGGGCGAGGTCAAGGATCCGCCCAAGCTATCCTACAAGCGCCTCTGTGATTACTATGTTCCGGGTAGTGTGTACGAGAACCCCTCAGACGCACTGGCTCGCGGTGTACGTCTGATGGAGCTCCATGTCTACGGGAATGAGCAGGATGAGCCCGTGGTCATCTTCCACCCTGAGCGCCGCGACGATACGAATGCCGTGTCGTTTGAGTCGGTCTGCGTCAAGATCCTCAACCAGGCATTCCCTAGCAAGGAGCCGTTCATCCTCTCCATTGTGCCGCACACAGAGTCTAGCTTCGTCCTCAATCGTGTGGCCGAGTCGCTGAAGACGACCGTGCACAAGCATCTGCTGACACCTGATGGAAACTCAATTGCTCAGATGTCTCATGACCGTCTGAGCAATAAGCTTATTCTTGTATCGGGTCCTGAAGTCAGGGGCACGAACCTAGAGCCACTCATAAATCTGTCTTGGGGAGGAAGCGAGTTGCGCCGACTCAACTACCTCCAGGCGATTCACTCGCGGGAGCCGGAGGAGCTCGCCGAGTTCACTGAGAACAATCTAGTTTTGGTAGCACCCGATGCTGGATTCAAGAGGTCTGATGCGCACGACGACATCTACGCGTCAGGATGCCAGTGGAACCTCTTTGCTGCCCCAGGGGGTCAGGTTGGATTTATTCCTCGCGTGTAAACAAAAATGGCGAACAAGTGGCTTTCTCACGTGAAGGAGACGATGAAGCGGATGAAGTCAAATGGCACCTACAAGAAGGGTCAGGGTCTGAAGCAGGTCATCCTGGAGGCCAAGAAGACCTACAAGAAGTCGGCGTCTGCTCCGGCGAAGAAGACGCGCCGTCGCAAGAGCAAGGGCCTCTTTGGCATGTAAGTTAGCCAAACATAGCCCGAATAAACAATACAGCAATAATCCCAAATCCCGTCATATACACTCTCATACACAGACTCGTAGGTTCACGAGCCTGTTTAGAGGAGGTATCGGTGAGACACTCGTCTCGTTCGTTGATGATCACGCTGTTTAGCATAGCCGCCGCCTGCCATTTTGCGGCAGGTAACACCACGATAGGTTCCTTTGGAGCACCCACTTCGGTAGTGGTTGACATGCTGGACATACCCTTTATAGGTTGGAATCTTTGATTTCGTTTTTTTAGACATACGCTTGAGGAGCCCGTACATCCACCTCATATACTCAGCCCTCGAGGACAGCTTCACCTCATTGCTCTTGAGGTAGTCTGCAAAGATGACCCGCAGCTCTTCGAAGGGATACGCCTTTGCAAGGGCGTGGATGAAGGATCGCTGGACAGCCATCTGCTCCTGCTCGGGCACCTCGGGGTAGTTGGCTGCAATCGTGAACAAGAAGTCGCGACCAGGGACATTGTGGGGCATCATCATGTCATACCTCATCTTGATCTCGTCAAAGGTCGGGTCGGGACCAGGGTTCACCACAGTCTTGTCCTCGGCACACTGTGTGCGCAACTTGTTGTTGACCATGTTGTGAATGTCGTAGAGCCACTTGCCCGGGTCGCCGCGTAGGGGGTGCTTCTGCACGAACTCGGTCGTAGACGCACGGCAGAACTTACAGGGCAACACATCCTTCATCTGATTCAGCACATCATCTGGGTGTTTTGCCTTGAACGCAACAAGGTGGAACAACTGCCACCCACTCGGTCCCCAGAAACGAGTGTCCATTGTTTCTAGCGCCTGTAAAAAGAATCTATTCCATTCAACAAATGCTCGATACCCGTGATATCATCATCCTGACTGCTGCGTTCTACCTTGGAAGCGTCGTGTCCAAGTTTTTCACCTCCCTGTCTGAGGGTATCCTGACGCCGATCCTCGCGCCGGCCGCGGCCGCCGGCAAGGGTGTCTCTGGCTTCACGGTGAAGGTTGGCTCGGCTGAGCTGAAGGTTGGCCAGGTCGTCACGGACCTCATCAACCTCATCGTGAGCTTCGTGCTGGTGGTGTTCACCGTCAGCCTGCTGCGCACGTATGTCCTCTCCCGCATCGGCGCCAAGCGCAAGGGAGGGGAGTATGAGTAAAAAATAGGTAGTTGTAGTAATGCAGGCACCTGAAACACCCGCCCCAGCACCTGCACCCGCTCGCACATGGTCTTCGTGGGCCAGTTCGCTTAACCCGTTTGCGGCAAAGCCCGCTGTAGCTGGTCGTCGCAAGACGGTCAGGCGTCGCCGAAACGGAAGGAAGTCCACCCGCTACGGGGGTAAGCGCCGTAAGTAGCCGCTAGACGCTTCTCCAGATCCTTCGCAGTCGCGCCCTTCGCAAACATCAGGTCATTTGACCGCTTCCACTCCTGAAACTTCATCGTCAACGCAACCTTTGTAACCGGCTCGGGCTGAACACCGCCGAGCACACCATCAACCTCCTCCAGCGGATGAACAAACTCACGGATGAACTTGGCGATCGCGTCATTATCATCCTTGTAGTCGCTCGTATACGCCATGACCTTCGCAGGCGGTGTCAGCTTGCGGTGACCACCACCCTCACGATACAGATGAACCAGATACGAGAGGAAGCAGGTTGCCCACTCGTCGGACACAACCTTGTGCTGGATGGACTCGTCCATCGGCTTCTCGTTGGGTAGCTTCGGGACAGCAACGAACTTGGTCGGGAAGTCAATCACAACCAGTCGGCGCCAGGTACCGCCATCCTGCGTGTTAATCACAGGCTTGTCGTTGCAAGAGAAGTTGAAGCGGGTTTGCATATCGAACTCCACCATCTGCTTGGACCCTGCATACAAGTCGCGGCCCACAACGCGCTCCGACGAAGCCAGCTCCTTCATGTAGCCAGTGTTAATCGCCGCACCCTCATCGGGCTCGGACATCGTCGCGAAGCGGCGGCCCTTCAGTCGGACCAGGTCAGGATTCGCAGAGCCAGTCTTGCCTCGTCCCTGTGTCAGCATAGTGACAGACGCCTTGGTCGCGTAGTCACCCATCGATTGCGTCATCAGGTTCATGAGCATGGACTTGCCGTTTGAGCCTGTGCCCGTCAGGATGTGGAACTTCTGTGCCTCGTTCGCACCCGACAGAGAGGTGGAGAGGTAGGCAAGGAAGTAGGTGCGCACCTCAGGGTCAGGCAGCACATCGTTGATGAACTTCTGCAGATCCGGCCAGCACCTGTGCTGGTAGTGAGGCATCTGCTCGTCAAAGTCCAGCTTGGTGGAGAAGGAGATGTAGTCCTCTGGCTTGCCGTCGCGAAACTCCATCTTCAGCGTGTCCAGAACACCATTGTTGAACGCAATGAGGTTCTTGTTCTCATCCACCTTGTTCACGAACTCCTCATCGAGGAACAGCTCGCGACACTCACGCATGACGTTCTCCTTGAAGCGGCTAGTCTTCAGCTTCATACGCATCTGGGTGAAGGCACTGAGTCGGGCCTCCGCACGGCATCGCTCGCACGTCACCGCCTCATGCTTCCCCTCCGGACAGTTTGCCATATCCTCCATCTGCGTCATGAAGACCTTGGCTTGGTCCCAGAATCGCCGCGCAACATCGTTGGACAGCTTGCACTGGAGATCAATGCCCTTGTCTGTCTCCTTCCAAGTGTGGGTCATGAACCTGAACCAGTTGGACGAGCTGAAGCGGGCGCAGCGGTACATCTCGCGGTACATTGCGAATACGACCAGTGCAACGTCGTGCTCCGTCTGAGAGCCTACTGCCTCGTTGACCAGGTAGTCAATGTTGCGCTTCTCAATCTCCTCGTATTTCTCCGAGTTGTCCAGGCGGGACCAGTGGAGCAGGCTCTTCTCGCTCAGGCGCGCACCGTCATTGCGGAAGCCGAAGGAGTTCCACTTGGCGATTGCCTCCCGCTCCTTGTACTCGGCAATGTTCTGGGCCGAGAACTCTAGCCAGGTTCCCTCCAGGTCAGGGTGGATGTTCTTGAGGCATTGACCTGTGTTGATCCAGTCCTGGTAGGAGTTGTACCTGAACTCTGCAAGGTTGAACACGTGGTCCCGCAGGCGGCGCAGCTGGTCCTCCGTCAGAGGAAGCTGAATCGTGATGCGTGTGGGCGATGAACCACGAGACCCCACATCACCCTGGCGCTCAGCCGGCCGCCCACGAGGAGGTAGCGCAGCTGCACCACCCGAGATGCGGACCGTTTCCTCCGTCCGGTCATACAGCTTGCCGGCCTCCGTGAATGCCGTGGCCTCAGACGAGTGCGCACGGACCGAATACTTGCGAATCAAAGCCGCCGTCACGCGCGGCTCCTCGTCGTCAATGCTGGTCTCCCCAGTCGCAGGGTCCCAGTCGACCGTATACCTGAACCGGTACGGCAGCGGCTGAACACCATTCTCAAGCGGCTTGCCCGAGCGGAGCAGAGGCCACCACGTGCTGTGGTTGAGAACCGCAGAATCATAGACATCGCGCCACCCCTTCTTCAGTCCGAGTCCCGGGAAATGCGACTCCATCCTAGGCAGGAGTGCATTCTTGATTGCATTCTCCACGCCCTTGTTTGTCTTCAATTGAGGAACAACGATGTGGATGCCCGATTTGGACTCATTCTTGGTTGGGTAGTAGGTGGGCTCTGGTTTCTCCATGACACAGACCTCCACGCTACTGTTGACTACGAGGTACTTCTTGACCTCGTTCATGTAGTCCTTGACGAAGGAGAGAACCTGCTCCTGTGTATGGCGGTGCTCCTCTACCTTGCCCTCGTAGATGAAGTCAAGGTCAACGCGCAGAGACCCAATCGGGGTCATCTTCTCAGTGATAGTCAGCATGCCGACATTCTTGACATAGTCGGAATACAGGTCATAGAAGAGCGCCAAATCGTCGTCGTTTGAAATATTGTACATCTTGCAGATAGAACGAAGCTGGTGTGTCTCCTGACCTGAACCCTTATCGGATTCCCGCTTCTCCAGAAATGCACGAAGCTTGGACGGCTGCATCCTGTGTTGAATGCCCCGACAAGAATTGTGAGTGAACTGGTCCGTTTTTAACGCACGAATCTGGATTCATGGACAAAAAAGGAATAGAAAACCTGCGGGAAAACATA